ATCTTGATATTCTGCTGCGCCCTCTTGTCTTGGAGGTTGATCGTGATCTTGGACAGGCTGAAGGTGTAATCCTCGACATACAGGCACGCGAGCGGGGTCAGAGCGCCCGACGCCGTATCGTAGGAATAGAGGTAGAGGTCGTTGCCGTACATATCCTCGTCGACGAAGAAGTCGAGGATGCCCACCTTATCGTAGACCTCGTTTCGGAGCTCGATCGTCCCCGAGACGAGCGTTATCTTCGAGGCGTTGACAATATCGGCGGACCGTTCGATGCTCGGGACCGAGCTGATGACGGGAAGGTACTCGTAGCCATTAAGGTACAGGACGTCGCCATCGGTCATACCGAAGGCGTAGCCGTATTCGAGCACGCTCGTGTACGGAGCGCACTCGTGCTCAAGGTGGATATAAAGGATCTGGCGTGGGTTGTCAAAATAAAAGCTGCCGCTTTGGCGCACGCAGTCACCCAGCGAATCCGCGAGAAGGTACCTATTCAGGTAGTCCTGCGTAACCGCCTTCAGGTTGGTCCGGACCTGCTCGGAATCGTCCGGCGCACCGAAGGTCTCTGTCCAGAACGAGGCATAGGAGTAGTAGCGTATCGCCGTCGTCCAGACAAAGGGCGAGTACGGCGAGGGAATGAGGTTAAAGCCTCGAGTGCGGACGAGCTCGGCTACGGTCATTTACCACTCGATGAGGAGAAAGCCGGCCTTCCCTTTGCCGCCATCGCCACCGGCATAGGCCATGGACGAGGAATGCCCCCCACCTCCACCACCGCCACCTCCGCCGCCATAGCTTTGGGCATCGGCGCCCGCTCCCCCCGCGTTCGCATAGCCTCCGCCGCCTGAGTCCGCTCCGGCATGCGCGTTGTAGAGTCCACAATTCCCCGAGGGTCCGCCTGAGCCTCCCGCCTGATTGCCGCTGTTGCTCCCGCCTTTGGAGCCTGCCGAGCCTTGCGTCCCGGAGAGCGAGATGCCGTTTCCGGCGCCCGCGGCTCCGCCAGCACCGGCATTTCCGCCTGAGGAGGAGGTGCCCGCTCCGCCTGGGCCCCCCGCACCGCCAGGGGCGAGCGAGAAGAGCTCGCCTAACGTAGTCGCGACGCCTATCCCAACCGTGACGGCGTAGACCGTGCCGGGGACGACGGTCACGGGGATGCGGTCCGCATAGGCACCGGAGCCTCCGCCACCGCCGCCTCCGCCCGTTCCCGCCTGGGAATAGGCCGCACCGCCTGCGCCCCCGTTGCCTCCGCCGCCAATGCCGGTGAGGAGGACCTGCGACACACCCAAGGGGCAAACCCAAATCCCGGACTTAAAGAAGGCCGACCGGCCATGGCGGTAGCTCGGCTCGTCGAAGACGTAGAGGTTGCCCGCGTCGTCGTAGTAGCCCTTGTACGCCGCATTCCAGGATACGCCCGTAAGGTCGGCGACGAAGGCCGCGGTGACAGTCGCGCCCGAAGGGGAAAGTTGTACGATATCGCTCGCGGTCCCCGAGATCGCCGTATCGTCGTCCGCGACATATAAGACTCCCCCGATGTTGAAGAGCGAGCCTTTGAGGACGCTGCTCCCCGAGATGCGGAACGGAGCTTCCTTGTCCATGACGAGGGCCGAAAGCTGCGCGACGACGGCGCTCCAGTCGGCGATACTTGCGGGAACCGAGCCCGGAGCAGCTAGTTTTGTGATCGCCATTAGCGGGCCTCCAGAAGGGTAAGCGTGAAGGTAAACCGATCATCCGTCTTGGCCTGATTCGACGGCGTTATTGTGCAATAGAGGGGCAAGTACCGGTCGTGGGCCTTCTCGAAGAGGTCGACGAATGTCGGCCGCGAGAGAGCGGCGACACGAGTGCTTAGTGCCGAGTATGCGTCGTAGCCCGAGACGTCGAAGTTGAGAACGGCCTGACGAAGTGGATCGATCTTGTTCGTGAGGACCTGGCCGTAGCTTGAGGACGAGCTCGTCGAATTATCTACGAACGTATCGACCCAGTCGTTTAGAGGGTCGGGCATCGTGTAGCTCTGACCTATCCCTATGCCGCCGAGATAGACCGTAGCAGAGGCCGTGATCGTGAGGGTTGCCGACCGCACGCCGCTCACCGCGGTGAAGTGCACGGCCATGTCGGCGGGCGTGAAGGTCTGTGTCCCGAGGAGCACTCCGGCGCTCGAGTACAATTTCAGCGTGCAGGAGGTAGCGTTCGTATAGCCGAGGTAGCACGAGTCTATAACCTGGTCGGCCGTCCAGGAGAGCGTGATCGTGTCGGTGTTCGCCGTGCTCTTATAGATCTTCCGCAGAAAGGGGTGAGCGAGGTTCGTGACCGGATAGATACCGTTCGGGCTCACGGAGGAAAGCGTGGCGGACAGTAGGAGGTTCTCGAAGAGTATCCTCATGACTTCACCACCACTTGTCCGTTGTTGATCCGCCGCACGACGACCGAGGCGAGAGTTTTCCCGTCGACCGTGAGGTGTATGGTCTGGTTCCCCGTCCCGAGCTTCGCGGCGATCTTCTCGGCGAAGGCCTCGAGCATCGCGTTCCCCTGGGCGCTGTTGTTGAGTAAGAGCTCGGCGCTGCCGTTCTCGGCGACGTTCACGAGGGAGCCGCCATCCGAGGGCAGGACTATGCCACCTGTCGCGGCGCTCAAGACCGGCATGGCCGCAAAGGCAGCCGCGTACTCGGCGGCGGTTGCCGCTCCCACGAGGCCCGCCAGGACAAAGTTGTAGGGAGGAGCGGCGGACGAGAGGGCCTTCGCCACTGCCAAGGCGCTCTCGACGGTGATGGAGAGGAGCGTGCTCTTCCAGCTCGCCATATCCGATTCGTATTGGAGTTCAGCCTTTTTCTTGTCGTAGGCGACCTCGAGATTGTACTCGTCGAGCTCCTTCTGAGTCGCTGCGGCCTTGGTCGTCTCGCCGGCGGCAAGCTCGGCGGCCACCTGGTCCTCGAGGTACTGCTGCTTGGTCTTCCCGTCGTACTCGAGCAGCTCCTTCTCGTTGTCGTACTGCTTCTCGAGGGCCGAGAGCTGGGCGCTGATCGAAGACTTGTACGCCGCGGTTATCGAGCTAATGACCTTCAAGGCGGTCGACTGGACGGAGGACCACAATTCCTTCTGTACTTTCTCGGCCTCATGGGCGGCGTTCGCGTCCTTGAGCGCGGCGTAGTACGACTTGATGGCCGTGATCGCGGCTTGCGTGGAGACGGTACTCGCGCCCATGCCCTCGACCGACGCGATGAGCGCGGCCTCCTGCGCGTCTATCCCTTCGACGTTCTTCGTGAGCACGACGGTCTGGTCCGAGTATTTCAGGGTCAGGTCCTCGACTTTCTTCTGGGCCTCGCCGAAGGCCTTGACCTCGGCATCGACGGCGTCACGCTCGGCTTTCTGCTGGGCATTGAAGCCTTCCGTCTCATTGAGGAGGTCCTTCTTCGCGGCCGTGGCATCGTCCAGCGCTCGTCTGTTCGCCACGTAGGAACTCGTCTCACTCGCGATGAGCTGGGCCGTGGTACCTGACGTGAGTTTGTACTGGCTCGCTACCGCCACGAGTCCGTCGATCTCGCTCTTCTGAGCTTCGAGCTTCTGCTTGCTCGCCTCCTCCTCGGTGATCATGCCGGCCGCGACCTCGCGGTCGATCTCGGCGAGCTTTTCCTTGTACTCGTCTTCTACAGTCGTACGGGCCTTCGTGATCTCTTCTTGCTCCGCCGCGGCGTCGGCCTGGGCCTTCGCTTTCGCTGCCTCATCCGCTGCTGCTTTCGCGTTGGCCGCGGCTGCGTCCTCGGCGGCTTTCTTCTGGGCGGCATAACCGTCGCGCAGCTTCACGAGTGCGTCGACATTGGCCTCGATGCCGTCCTGTTGCTTCTTGAACAGGGCATCCGACTTCAGATTGCCCTGCCAATCGTAGTGCGAGAGCGTCTCAAGCGAGTGATAAGCCTGCTGTATCTTGACGTTCAGGCCGTCGATGAGCGTCGCGTACTGGTCGATCCCGGCCGTCCCCGCCTTCTCGGCTTTCGTGGCCTCCTTCCAGTCGTTGTACTTGGTGATCGCTTCCTTGATGGAGTCGACGATACCCAGGAACCCTCGGCGCATGGGCGCGAGGGCCGTGGTCGTCGTCCGCCCGATCTGCTCCTGGACTTCCTTCACCGAGTTGGCGAGCTTGGTCTTCAGCATGGAGTCGAGTTCGCCGACCGCCTGGGCGGAGTCCCCGAAATGCTTGTCCATGGCCTCGAGAATGCGGTTCTGCGCGCCCGCGATATCCCCGGTCTGCGCCATGGTCTTGATCATGGCCGACTCTTGCGCGTCGAACTTCACGCCCGCGCGCGTGAGCGCGTCGAGGCTGGACGTAGGATCATTGAGCGCCTTTCCTACTTCCTTCGCTGCGCTCGTCAGGTCCGTCCCGAGGACCGTCGACATATTGAGGATCGATTTCGCGGCCCGGTCGAACGTGTCCCCCTTCACATTTTGGAAGCCTAACAGCACGGACTCCATCGAGACGATCTCGGTCTTTTCTCGTCCGGTCAGCTCGGAGAGCGATCCGGCCAAGGCCTCGAGCTTTCCCTTCGTAGTCCACGCGTTCGCGCCGGTGGACTGTAGGACGCTCCCGAGTATGGTCGAGGCCTTCTCCGCTTTGGCCCATTCGGACTCCATTTCATCGAGCTTCGCCTTGAGCTCGGCAAAGGTGGCGATGACTTCCTTGACGGCCGCGACCGGCCCCTGCATGACGTCGTGCATCTTCTCGAAGGTCGAGAAGAGTCCCGCCCCCGACTCGCCGGAGGACGAGAGAATCTTCTCCTTTGCCTCGAGGTCGCCGAGTGCGTCTGAAGTTTTCTGAATGGCCGAGACGGTCTCCTCAGAGGCGGAGCCCTCCTGAACGGCCCGGTTCTGGAGTATCTGCAGCTCCTGCTGCCGTAGCGCTATGAGCCGCTCGACACCCTGCGCTTCCGTGAGGGCCCCTTGGTCCGTCACGGCCTGGACGTTCTTCATCTCCTCGGCGATGGACTGGAGGGCCGACTGGTATTTCTTCCCCGCTATGTTCGAGTACTGGTCGGCCGATCGCGACCACTCGGCGCCGAGGTTGTCGAAGGCCGCCTTGGCCGAGAGGATGTCGGCATTGAGCTGCGCGAGGTCTATCCGGACCTGGCTCGATATGGAGCCGGCGTCAACGGACATGGCGACCTCCCCTCGGCCCATCGGCATGCTCGTCGCGCCACGCGTTCAAGACTTCCCAGGCCCGAGCGTTGATGTCGTCGCGGTTGAAGGGTGTGAACGTGCCGTCGATATGGTCGGCGGGGTTATCGTGGCCGCGCTCCGCGAGTATCGCGGATGTAAGGAGCATGTCGCGCGTAACCTTCTTGATATCGCTCTTTCCGATCCCGACGGCGTAGGCCACGAGGGGGGCGACGAAGTCGTCGGGGAGTATGAGGTCAAAGAGGCAGCGAAGACCGTCGCGCTCGGCCTCGTACTCTTGGCGACGGGGGCCGCGCGGCATGTCCACGAGGAGCGCGTCGATAGAGCGGAATTTCTCCTCGGCCTCTTTGACCGACGATCCCTTGCCCACAAGTTCGAAGAGCTCACCATAGCTCGGCGACACGAGGGCGAGCCTTAGGAGCTTGTAGCTCTGCTCGGCATACGCGACCCACTGCGCCCACCGGAACGGACCCTCGCGGACTTCCCCGAGGTTTATGAGGGAAAAGCTCCCCGCGGCCATGATCTGCACCTGCGTGAGCTCGCGGCATTTCACAAGGACGGGAACGCCTTTCCACTGCGTCGCGACGAGCGGATACTCGGCGTCGCGTATGATCTCGAGCGCCGTCTTTTCCGGTGAGTGCGTGGTCGTGAACCTGCCGAGTATCCGCATGCTTTTTACCCCTTAGATCGCGTCGAAGGCGTCGGGGTCCCAGGCCGTCACCGCGAGCCGCTCGCGCACGATGGCGCCTGTCTCGTTGCCACTGGCGTCCTTGTAGTTCGTCCCCACGAGCGTGTACTTCTTCTCGATGAAGCCCGCCTGCTTCGTCTCGTCGCCGACCGAGCCTTTGACCGCCATGAAGTGTTCGTGCTGCCAGCCGACGATCTCGTCCTCCGTGTTCGTGCCGGCCGCGTACAGCGGGTTCCAGGTCTCGATCTCCACCTCGACCTTGACCGTGCTCGAGTCGGGATCCGTGTACGCCCCGCTCGAGTCGATCGTGCCCGACTCGAGGAGCTCCATCATCTCGAAGTCCTCGACCGTGTCGGTGAGGGTCCCAGTCCAGCCCTTCTTGTAGCCGGAGACGATGACCTCGGTGTCCTTGAGGTTCGCATCGGTGACGGTCTCCGTCGTGTCGTCCTTGACCTTCGGCGTGACGGCGAGGGACTTCGCTGTGTCGGACTTCACCGCCTTGAGTCCCCGCCCCTGCCCGAAGCGCGCGAGGCTCGCGGCCAGGCCGTAGAACTGGACATAGGCCCCCGTGCTCGAGGCGAGCTTGGCGCGGCCGGTCGTTGCGTCCTTCGACGCCGTCACGGTCTCGAGTCCCGCGGCCGTGAGCCCTGCGGTCATGGCGGTGACCCACTGGGCTACCGTTATCGCCGAGATCGTGTCGGCGCTCAGGTCGATCGTCCCGGAGACCGCGGCGTTCCCGTCGATCTTGACCGTGAAGGGAACCTTTGCCGGAGCGCTCGCGCTCGAGAAGTCGAAGGGTCCCGCCCCGCCGACCATGTTCGAGGGCGTGGGGATCGTAAGATCGTCGTTCTTCGCCCTGATCCGTAACCGGCTCAGTCCGTATTTGTACCGAGCCCCGCTTTCCCTAAGAGCCATGCTGTGGCCTCCTTTAGAACGTGTGAGTCGGCATGAAGAACGCCGCCTCCATCGAGATGGTGGCATCGTCGCTTACCGCGGCGATGTCCGTTATGCTCTCTACGAGCCCGAGACGGTTGACCGCCCCGTGGCGCGATGTTGCCTGGTAGTTTTGGAGAAGTGAGATAGCCTCGCGGAGGTAGTCCTCGAGCATGACCTGTTGTCCTTGCTCGAAATGGGCGATGACGCGGAATCGACGCCCCTGCGTGGTGCTGCCTGAGAGACTCGTCGCAGGCACGGTCTCAGGTCTCACGACGACGTAGGGTGGAGAGGGAAGAGAACTCCCAAACGGGACCACGTTCGGGACCGAGCCCGACTTCAGGCGCGCAACGATCTCAGTCAGCATAGAGGGCCTGCGCTTGGGAGAGGAACTTCGGGTAGAACTCGGCGACGAGCGGCTGGAGGGCCGCGTGCCGGCGGTCGTTGGCGAGCTCGAGGTACACGCCGTAGTCCACACCGTGGGCGAGAAACCAGCCCATGGCATCGTCACCTAAGAATGCGTCGGAGAAGACCTCTGCCGCCGCGGTGCCCGTCCGGTTGGTCCAGAAGTACCCGACGTTCGCGCTCGAGTACTTCGCCAGGAAGGAGCTGTCGAAGGTCGACACGGGTTGCCTGGCACGGAACTCCGCGAGGACGGATCCGGCGTACTCTAGGCAGAGCGCGTAGAGCGCGGCTTTCTTGCGCTCGAAGACCCCGTCGAGGTCAATCTTATTTTCAACCGACATGGGGAGCCCTCCGTACGTCGAGGGTTTTCCGGTAGCGCTCGTCGGCCACGAGCATGGCCGCAAGGAGCGAGATCGCGTCGACCGCCTCGTAGGGCGTGAGGAGCCCCTTGTCCGCGATCGGATTGCGGATATAGGCGCCAAGGCAATCGACCGGTCCATGGCCGGGCCGCGCGTCGGAGGCAGACGAGGGAATGCTAGACATTCTTCACCTCTATGCGGGCGGCCCGTTCGAGAAACTCATTGAACACGCCGCGGGCTTCCCGTGCGCCATCGAGGGCCGTCGTCACGTTGCCGTTGTTCTTGCCCTGGGCCGCCTCGCCAAGCGCGATAAGGAGATCGAGCTGGGGACGCTGGACCTGCAGGACCGCGTTGACGGCCGGTACCACCTTCGCGAGCGTCTCCGCGTCGGGACTCGGACGAATGCGCTTTCGCGCGACGTGATAGAGCGATCCTCCGATCGCGACAAGAAGCGCTCCGCCTGCGGCAGACAAGGCGCCGACGAGTATTGGATTCATACTTTCCTCTTCGTAAGGAGCGCCTCGGTCGCATAGGCGTACCCGAGATAGCGCAGGGTGTTTATTGGTCCCACCGTCCACGAGGCGCCCAGGGCGGAAAACTCGTCGCCCTCGAGGAGGGGCGCGTGGTAGTCCGTGAGGACGTACATCGAGAGATTCGACCCGAGGCCCGCCGGGGTCTCCTTCGTCGCCGGGACCATGGAGGACTCGTGTGAGAGAAGCACTCGGGCCTTCTCCTGCGGGACGGCCGTCCCGGCGCGGACCTGGCTACCGAAGCCGTTGTCGACAAGAGGCTTGCGCGTAGGCGTGACGATCGTCGGGTCCTCCGCGATGAGGGCGGCTATGCCCGTCCGCAGCTGCATAAGACGCGCGTCCTTCACATGCCACCGCCTATCCGCGGCGAGCGCGTGCGCACATACCGTCCCGTCGACGCGCCCGAGTCCTTCGCGGCCTCCACGTCCATGCTGTCCGCGAGGGCCTTGTAGTACCCGTACGTATCGGAGAGCGTCTGGTACTGGACGGTCTCCGCGCCGTGGCCCGCCCGGACGATACCCATCTGCCGCCCGATGGACGCCAGGATGAGCCGTATCGCCTTTGGCGCCGCCCGTGCCACGCCGTACAGATCGACGAGGTTTGCAAGCCGCTCGTCGGAGAGCTCGAGGCTCACATAGCCCCATGTTCCTAGCTCCTCATCGTAGGCCGTGTACTCGCCTGAGTCTTTCTTGAGGTACGCGGTCTGCTTGGTCGGCATTGCCGGAAGGTCGGCGGCGCTGGCGACGGCCTGGAGGTCGATGACACCGTAGGGGTCGCATATCCTGAGGCGCAGTTCCTTGATGTCGTTCCAGGCCGCCATGATCTCTCCTTATGCCGGCAGGGTGAGCTTCACGACGAAGCCCGTGCCCGCGGCGAGTCCCGCGGCATGGCCGAAGAACTCCTTCGAGTACTCCGTCTGCGCGAAGTAGCCCACCTGCTCCGAGCGCGCTAGCTCGAGAACGCTCCCCATGCCCGTCTCATAAGTCAGGGGTCGCTTCGTGAGCACGTAGTTCGGCGCACCGTAGGAGCCGGGCACGAAGAGATAGGCACTTCCCTTGGTCACGCCCGCGAAGCTGTACACGCGCTCGCCGACCGTGATCTGGTCGCCCTTGTAGGGCCAGATCTCGGTCACCTCGGCCAGTGACTGCATGTTGACCGCCACGCCCTTCGCGTTATCGAGCTGACCGTTTATGACCCGGTTGATCTTCCGCTCGTCCTCGTAGGCGCACAGGAGCACCATCCTCGACGCGTCGATAGGGAGCTTCGTCTGGCAGTCCTTGAGGACCCGGAGCGCCTCTATCCCCGCGTTGATCGTGAGGTAGAGCTTCATGTCGTAGCTCGAGCCCGATGCGTCGGCCGCGACGCTCTGGTCCGCGGGATACGTCGCCCCGATGATCGCCCCGAGGACCCGGTCGTTTCGGAGCGAGGTGTACGCTCTCGTGTACGCGTCCGCGACCTTCGCGAGGGAGTAGATGTCGAGGTCGAAGAGCTCGTCCTCGAGGGTGCGGGAGTCGCCAAGGGCGTAGAGCACGATATCGGCGGTTCCCTCGAGCCCGGTCGTGTGCTCGATCATGGGGACGTGGTCCCCGCGGCCCTTCACCTTCTCGAAGGCGCCGACGAAGGGCTTGAACTCGTCGTACTTGACCGTCTTCGTGGCCTGCACGTTCACCGTCTCCTGGGCGACGCGGCCCGTCATGTCCGCAGCCTCGATACGACGGCGCGTAATGTCGAGCCTAAGAAGGTTCACGAAGTCGTAGTAGTCCGACGGGAACTGCGCGGCGTTGAAGTGCGCGCCCCCTTTGCGGACCTCTCCGAGCGCCGTCCGGAGGGCGTTCGCCTTCTTCGCGATCGCGCCGTAGAGCTCGTCAAACTTTTTCGACTGCTCCCATTTCTGGGATCCCACCGGCACGACTACACTGGAATTGAAGCGGGGGTCGACGGCCTCGCCGAAGGGCTTGTCCTGCTCGTGCAGGCGATCGAAGTAGAGCCCCGAGCTAAACCGGCCGCCGCGCTCGAGGTTCTGCGCGACTATGTCGGCCGGATACAGCGATCTTATGGGATTGCGATTCATGGTCGTTCTCTCCTTGTTGCCTTACGCGGCGACCGCGGCGTAGCGGACCTTCTCGAAGCGGAAGACGTTATTCACGTCCTTGACGACGGTCGCGTAGCCGGCGAGGGCGAAGCCCGACGCCGCGGCAGCCGCGAAGACGCCGGTCGTGGGGTTGTAGTAGATCGGCGAGCCGACCGACGCGGCGACGGCCGCATCGGAGACGGCGTCGACCTCGACACCGAGCTCGATGTTGAGCGAGAGCTCGTCGCCGATGGCCTTAGCCTCGCTCAGTGCGACGCCGAGCCAGGGCCCGAAGAGGACGAGATCGCCCTGCGTGCATACGGCCGCGGCGGGGACCGTGACGACGTCCAGTCCCTCGTCGCCCTTGATCATGTTCACATTCGCGTTTGCCATTTTTTCCTAGCCCTCCCTTAAAGCTCGACCGCGGCGCCGGAGGAGAACTTCGAGTCGCCGTCCTGGGCGGCGTTCCCCTTGGGGGCGACGATGTTGACGCCGGACCCGACGTCGGCCGCCTGCGCGCTGAGCGCGAGCATGACGGGGTCCGTCTTGATCTCCGCAAGCGCGGCGCTCAGCTTCTCGCCCGCGAGGCCCCCAGTCTTCGACGCGAGGTAGTTGTAGCGGACGTTGTCCGTGCCGTCCGCGTTCTTCTTCCCGCCCACGAGCGCCACGATCGCGTTCTCGCGCGCAGCGTTGGCTCCTTGCTCGATCTGGGCTTTCATAGCCTTGACCTGGGCCACAGGGTCACCCTCGCCGAGCTCCGCCATGATCGCGTTCAATTTCAGGGCGGCCTGCGCATCAGTCTCGGTACGCAGCTGCCCCTCGAGGCCCATCGCCTTCGCGACCTCCGAGAGCGTTATCTGGGCGTTCGCCTTCATCGTGGCGAGCGCACCAAGCACTTCATCCTTCTCCATACAGTTTCCTCCACGGTGCACCGCGCTCTTCGCGTCGATGCTTTTCAGTAAGTCGCTCGCAGCCTGTCCGACGTCGGGGAGGTGGTCGTGCGCGGCGCGGGCCGCCGAGGAGCGGAGCGCGGAACGGAAAACCATGCCTGCCTTGCCGTAGGGATATCCGGGAGCTAGTTCCAAGTCGCCGACACCCGGCGACCATGTTGCATTTCGTTCGACCTTACCCGCTCCGATGAGCACCTTCGCCGATTCGATGGCAGCAGCGAGGGTGTCGGCATTCGTCTTCATGTCCATCGCGCCCGTGCCGTAGTCCACGGCGTCGTTGCGCTCGCCGGACAGGGACTCGACGCACTTCCGATCCATCGAGCCGTCCGGCAATGACGCGACCTCGTCGCGCGTGTACGACACGATCGAGTAGTCGACCATGCCTGCCTTGTTCATGGCGATAAAGACGCCGTTGTCCCCCGACTCGCCCTTCGGTGGAATGTAGTTCTTGAGGTACACCGTCCCCGATCCGTCGCCTTTCGAGTCGACGCGCCCGCCGACCACGAGGAGGTCGGTCGGACCTCGCGCTCCCCACGCCGTCGTGTGGCCGCGCGCACTCCCCGGAATCGGGGCCCTATTCAGCTTGGCGATATAGGACTTCCAGAAGTCCTCGGTATAGGTCCAGCCATTCGCCGTTGTCGGATAGTCGATCGCCTGGAGCTTGTAGTACGGCGCACTATCGCCTCCTTGGAAGAGCGCGAGCGCGTCCGAAGGGACGAGCGTGGGGATCGAGTCCGGCGAGAGGGCGAGCTTTGCGTCGCTCTCGCTTCGGAAATTGAACTTCTTCGGTTCCGCCATTCTCCCTATCCCTCCTACGCCGCGGCCTTGTACGTCGTCCGATACCACGAGTCGAGATACGCGACCTTTTCCCCCGACGCCCAGGCTTTGAGGTCGTGCTGAAACTGCCCGGCGTCTGCGAGCCGAGGCCGCGTCATGCAGCCGCAGTTCGGATGCGGGTAATCCGGGATTTCGTCGGCCGCGTAGGGCCCTCCGGCCGCGAGGTCCTCGCAGTCGCAGTCCCAATGCTGACGCCCGGCCTGGAGCACCCAGTCGTATTTCCCCGTGCAGGCCGGATTCATCTCGCCGGCCATGACGGAGGACTCCTGCAGCGAGGAGTAGAGCTCCGAGCGCACGAGACGCTGCGCTCGCCAGTCGAGCCGTCCGGGAAGACGACGCGCGAACTCCGAGGTTCCCGCTTCGAGGTTGCCCCACCGCTGGGTGAGCGCGACCTTGCCGTCCGCCGTGTAGACTTGTATGTCCTTCGCGATCTGCGCGGGATCTCGGCCTTGGGCAAGACCTGCGGCGACGGTCATCTTCATGCGCTCGAGGTAGTCGCCTCTGACACCGCTCGATCCCCACACGCGCTCGGAGAAGCTGTAGCCGTCCGTCCAGAGCCGGCTCGTGAGCGACTGAACCAGGCGCGTATCGATCGACGACACTAGGCGCCCGAGTCCGCTCTCGGTGATCCGGCTGTCGGCGCCGATCGCGAGCCTGACGGACGAGAGGATGAAGGCCGCGTCGACGGAGGGGTACAGCGAGGCCATTTGCGTGACGAGATTTCGCGCGACGCTCTCGGTCCCCGTCGCGACGAGGTCGGCCGCCCGGGTGAGCCTGCCTGCAATGGCCTGCCACGTCTGAAGAGTCAATGCGGAAAGGCCACGATCAAGCGCCTCCCGGACGACGGCCGCGGCCTCGTCGGCCGCCTGGGCGTAGACCGAGGCGAGCTGGGAGCGCATCGTGGCGTCCATGCGCGCGGCCTTGCGTCGGGCCTGGGCGTACAGCGCGGCGTACTCGGCGGTCGTCACGCCTCGCACTCCCATCGCCTGATCTGCGGGACGACGCGCGTGCGCCAGGTCTCAAGCTGGGAGGTGAGGACAACGGCCTGCGGTCGTACCTCGCCATGAGGACACTTCGTCTCTCTGAGCGTGAGATAGCCAGCGTCGATCGCATCTTGCGTCGGCAGATCGTCGTGTGTCAGATAGCCGCGGTCGCGTAGGTAGGGGAAGACGAGCGCCCTAGGGGAAAGCCCGAAATGCTTCGCCGCAGTGGTGATACTCATGGTCCGTTCTGAGCGCATGAGGGCGTCGAAGGATTCGACCTTAGGTTGTACGAGCGCGAGTTGTTCCCGAAGTCTGTCCGCGTCCTCGCGTAGATATTGCATTGCCTTTGCAATGGTCTCGACGCGCTCAAGATGTGTGGTGACGGATATGAGGTCGCTCATTCTGCTACCCTCTGTGTTTTCCTGATCTGAACTAAATCATGCCAGCCGTCACCTATCACGAATGTGATAGGTCCAATATGTCCATTCGTTCCTAGTATCCGTTGCTTGATCCGCGTGACCTCGAGCTCGTTCAGATAGGTCCTGACTCCGTTCCTAACAGAATCCGGGAAAAGGACACGAAGCCACTTCCTTACCGTCTGGGCAGACACTCCAAGCGCTTGTGCGACTTCCTTGACCGTCATGCACTTTTCTCCGAAGTCGATTACGGCTACCTTGCGACTACCCGCAAGCTCCGAGACTTCTGTCATTTCGTCTTCCCCTCCTCGTCGTCCAGCGGATTCTCGTCCTTCCCGTCAATGACGCTCTTCGCGGCATCAGTTGTCCCCGTCAGGTCGCCCGTTTCGCCGTTCGCGTCCGCGAGCCCCGAGAAGTAGTCGAGCCCGAGAAACTGCTTGAACTGCGCCATGTCCCCGATCCCCTTCTCGAACTCCGCGAAGGTCCCCGGATCGGACTCCGGATAGTTGAGCGTCCAGAGCGTATAGAGCTGCTTCTTCGTGAGCGTCGCCGATCCGGCAAGTTGTGCGATCGCCTGGCCGAAGCGCTGGAATATTTGCGACTTCACGTCGGCCGACACCGACTCGAGCCGATTCCAGTCCATCTCGAAATCCGCGTAGCTCTCCATGCGCACGATCGACAGGAGCCGGAGCGACGCGGAGAAAAGGTCGTAGTACGGCTTGTTGAACTGCTGCCGGAGCTGGTCGACGTAGGTCACGGCCTGCTGCATCTGGTTGTCCGCGGTGGCATAGTTGCCGTTCGCGAGTCCTCCCCAGAACATCTCGGGGATCCCGGTGCCCTCGTAGATCTTCCAAAACTTATTCTGGAGCGCGGAGTCGTACGGCGCCGTGGCGTCGCTCGGCATGAACTTGTAGTCCGTCTCCTCGCTCGTTGAGATGCCGTTCACGTTGAACACGAGGTCGGTGTCGGCGATGTCGAAGTCGTCCAGGCCCTCCTGGGTAAGGCCGTTGTTCCGGAGCCAGAGATCGAAGTCGTTGACGCTTTGGATCTGCTTTGGGCGAAACTTCGTGAGCACTTCCGACCGCATGTAGTCGATATCGTGGTAGTCCTTCAGGTCGCGTATGACGCGCGAGAGGACCGAATGCCCGCGCAATTCTCCCTCGTCAGAGTCGTGCGTGAAGGCGATCGGGAGCGTGCCCGAGACGTTCCGGGAGGTGACATCGGCGACACCGGCTGGCAATGCAGAGAGCCAGGTCACGGCGACCTGGCGGACGTCGAATCGGCGCTTGCGGCGTACGAAGAGTCGGCTATTCTCGGCAACCGAGAGTTCGAGCTCCTCGTCCGTCAGGATCGCCGCTGGCGTACCGGTCGTGATATCGAGGAGTATGTCGGAAATCGCCTGGTCGGGGATTTCCTCCCACGTGAGCGCCTGAGCCTTGGCGTCGAAGCGCGGCCAGCGCCACGCCGTGCCGACGAGGAGCGCCGAGCGGTGGAGCTTCGGGATCCGCTCGGCCATGAGCGCGACGATCTCGTCGAGGGCGGCTTGGGTCGCCTGATCGTCGGAGTGCGGACAGGGAAGACCCATCATGTTGACGGGGACCGAGATAGGCGTGTAGGCGAGCGGAGAGGCGAACTGGAGGCCCTGCCAGGTCCCGTGATACAGGCCGCGGAGCATATCCTCGTTGGCGACCATACCACCGGTCAGGTCGCGGCGAGCGGGACGACGAGGTACGGTCTTCGTCGGCTCGTCGCGACGGGAGAAGAGCCAGGAGAAGAGTCCGCGACGGGTCTTGTCGGTGACGGTCATCGCCGAGCCCTCCGCGCGGCCATCGCGGCGCTTATCTCAGGATCCGCCGCGGGCGACATGGTAAGCGCGTTGAAGCCTCCCGCCGCTGCGTCGGCCTGGTCGTCGTGGCCGTAGTCCTTCGGGTCGTCCGTGAGCGCCGCCAGCTCGGAAATGAATGCCTCGTTCCAACTCCCGCGCACGAGCTTGACGTTTCCCGCTTGCACCTGGGCCGAGAGCGGCTTCCAGCGCACGACCTTCTTCTGGGTCACCGGGTACGCATGCACGACGTAGCCGGCGAGCTCGCGGACTAAGTCCTGAGCCTCGGAGATACCTGCCTGTCCGGGATCCTGCTCGATGCCGATCGCGGTCCGCACGCCGTCCTGCGAAGCCGTGTTCTTGATCGCCTGCTTGACGCCTAAGGGTCGCTCACGAAGCCTGGTAACGTCGGTGATATAGAAGATTCCGTCGGCTGCCCGCCCGATGTGGACACCCGCCGTCCAGTCCGGGTCGGGGCTCGTCTCGCTCTGTTCGGTTGCGGCGCGGTCCCAGTAGCGGATTGAGGTCCGTAGCTGTGGAGAGCAGTCGACGATCTCGAAGTCCGAGCGGGCGAAGATCATTCCCGCCGAGGCCCGCGCATTCCAGTTGCCGCCTAAGAGCTGCTCGCGCTCCCAGCGCGGGAGTGCCTTCAGCTTCGCGAGGTACGCGGGATCCCGCTCGAGGAGCGCGCGGTTGTCGTACACGGACGAGGGAATGAAAGTAACCGAGAGTGGATCGACCTCGGGACCAAAGCGGGCGATAAGGTCGTCGGGGGAGTCCGCCCACTCGAGCGTGTCGTCGACGCGGACGAAGTACCGAAGAACGCCGGATCGCTCCGGTATGGGGAGCCCCGTCTCGTCGTCGATCCACCATGAAATGAACTCGCGGACCCACGAGTCGGGGTCGGGGTTCGTAGCGGCGCGAACATAGCTGTGCACGCCCGAAGTCGAGCGGTTACGCGAGAGCATGTAGAAGAACTGGCGGCGGGTGAACTGCGTGAGCTCGTCGAAGAGCTCGAGCGCGATCTGCGCCGATTGCCAGTCGTGGACGGAGTCCTCGTACTGGAGCTGACGGAAGCTCAGCTTCGCCCCCGAGGGGAATACTGCCGTGAGCTGCGGCGCTTGGATCATGCGCGCCCCGAGGGGCACATAGAGCTCGTGTCCCTTGTCCCAGGCGCCTCCCTCTGCGGTAATCATGGGCATGGTCCGGCGGAAGTAGACGGCGCCGAACTGCGGGTTGGCCATGTGCCTGAGCGGCTCCATGAGAAGGGCAAAGGTTTTACCTCCGCCGGCGGCTCCGCCATAAATCGCGATGTCCGCGGGCGATGCGAGGAAGGCCTCCTGTGGGCCCGCCTGGGGCCGAATTTCACGCATCGTCATCTCCGCCGTGCGGGTTGTCGTTACGGCCGTTGTCGGGGATATAGACGTGGAGCTCCGAGGTCTCGACCGATCCGGAATGTTCGACGGCCTGCATGGGGCGGCCGTCGAGGCGGTCATAGATATACTTAAGAGCAGCGATATCGCCACCGATTGCCAGCTTGACCATCTGCCGGGCAGCGGCTTGTTTGCCGGATATGAATCGCGTGGTGCCGTTCTCTTCCGTGACCCGGACATTCCGCTTCCGAAGCTCGCCCTCGAGAATGTCCGTGAGGGTCTTCCCCTTCTTTGGGCGTCCGCGCGGATTGCCGGACATGCCGGCTCCCCACGACCCTGAGGTTTTACCGCCCACACGTGAACGCCCCTTGACTTTGTGTGATGATGTAGTAACCTGTTGCAATGGAGCATAAACACGCGTTAGACGACATCAAGCAGCTTCTACTATTCGGCTCAATCTCGTACGACGAGGCGAAGCGCCGAGCGGCGCCCCATATCGCGGCCATGAACACGAAGGCCGCCGAGATAGCAAAGCGGCACGGCGTCAGACCGAGGCTAGTCAATTTCGCCTCCTTCATGCGCTAGAAGGCTCTCGTCGACTTCAACCTCTCCGCAGGCCTGGGCAGCTTTCTTCCCGTCGCCCTTTACGAACACGAGCACATTCTGATGCGTCTTACCGAGCTTCCGGCTCGCGCTGAATTGCTTACCCGCCCGGAGCGACGTGCTCGCGACGGACGTGACGAGTATCGCCTCGTTGTAGTAGGAGAGCCCCGCGTCCATAAACGCGCGGACGGTGTCGCCCACAAAGTCGTAATAGTTCCCGCGCTTGTCCCGTACCTCGCCCACTACGAAGCAGGCGAAGCGATCCTCGCGGAGACAGCTACAAGTCTTCCGGACTATCTCGGAATACGCGCCCTGGAACTCGGCATAGCCCAAGGTCGAGAGGTCGGCGGGATCGTCGCTGTATACTTCAAGATCCGCGTAGGGAGGGCAGGAGAAGACGAAGTCGGCCTCGAGGTCGGCGCAGGTCGTATCGATGTTCCGGCTGTCGCCTATTATCCAGGTTGGCGGATTTTCGGCGCACAACGTGGCAGCCTGTGCACGGTTGGCTTCGACCTGCTCGACCCGGAGCTCGTGGCCGACATACCGACGCCCGAGCTTTGACGCCACGATCCCACGGACCGAGCCGCCCGCGAAGGGATCGAGGACAAGGCCGGCTTCCGGGGAGAACCAGCGATAGGCTATCTCGGTGAGCACGGGGTCGAAGACGCTCGACGCCTCGGGACCGGCGGCTATGATCTTCTGGGTCGACTCGGCCCGTGCAGGGCTATTATGCAGCGAATGCAAGGCCGCACCGCTGACCGTCCGCCCTTCTTCGCTCTTGATCCCAAGCTCTATCCAGGCGCGCTTGCGATCCTGCCACCAGCCCGAGCGCGCATTGAGGACGGAGAACGGGGGGACCATGAATCGATCGAAGAGGCTCGGGGCCGGACCAGTATCCGTCGCCTGGCCTTCGAGCTCGTCGAGATCGAGATAGCCGCTCGGAAGCGCGAGCTCCGGGCCCTCGATCTCGAGCCCATCCATGAACTCGAGCACCGTGTCGACGGTCATCGTGCCGTACTGGGAGTTGAGCCGGAGAAGTTTCTGCTTCGCCTCGTTCTCGTCGGCGGCGTCGACGTAGACGACAGGGAATACGGGAAGCGCGTAGCCGCGGCGGCGAAGCTCGGCGAGGGCGGCTATACGGCCGTGTCCATCGAGGCAGTAGTTGTGGCCTTCGTATTGCCAAACGAAGAACGGGAAGGAGAAGCCGAAGCGCTCGAGGGAGGTGATGATCTGCTCGATCTCGCGCTTCCCGCGCTTCTTGAGGCCCCCTTGGAAATCCTCTATCGCGTCGAGGGGGAGCATGTCCGAGCCGGAGCAAGCTATGCGGAGCTGTGACTGTTCTTTGGGTGTTTTACAGGCAAACGGCGCGCTTCCCGCCACAACCCCAGTCCCTCACGGCCCTAGAAACACAAAAGGCCGCCAAACGCAAGCTAGAGCCGGGAATTAACCCGTCTCACACCGGCTACGCCGGTGGCCTTTGTTTAGCGACCTTGGCTCACGAGGTACCGCGCTGGGAACGCGTCGGTGCTCATTAGGCACCTATCCCCGTGATGGGATCGTTAGGCGAAATATACCCCACGAGAATTTTCTCTGTCAAGTGGAATCGACAGACACCTATCACTTTGTAAATTCTACCTAACTTGCCATAGTTGAGTTGTTCCCTGTTATCCTCAGGAGGATGCACTGGCTTAGGCTGCCTTTTTGAGGCTCTATTGAGTACCGGGCCTGACCACGCAACGAGATGGGAAAGAGCAATATCTATCTTGATGTAATGCCTGATCCTTGTTAAAAATGTCAAAAGTTGGCAGATTCGATAGCAGATATATTGACGACTATCCGGGAAAACTCAGATAAATAGTGGAAATTGCGCTGGCTTGACGAATAGCCCCACCCTACAAAATGTGGGCCCTGTTGGATGTTGTCGTTTCCTTCTTCTCATTATCGGAGGTCAATCGTGAGTAGGTCCTTATGTTTGCTGATGGCGGCCTTATTTCTGTCCATCTCTTTCTCTGCTTGGGCAGGCGATGACGACAACCGATTCGCCTTAGTGATTGGAAACGCCGCCTATGATGGCGAGGCGGCACTTGCCAACCCGGTCAATGACGCCAACGACATAGCTGCAGCACTTAGTTCGATCGGCTGGAAGGTCTCAAAGGTGCTTGATGGGGACAGAAGGACCATGAACCATGCCATCAGCAAGTTCCGTGACGATCTTCTAACAACGCGGAACCCCACAGCCCTGTTGTTCTATGCGGGCCATGGCGTCCAGATTAACGGAGAAAACTACTTGATTCCCGTCAAGGAAACCTTCGAGACTCCCGATGACGTAGTCAACGACGCGATTTCTCTTCAAACGATTTTCAACGACTTCGACGTTGCCAAGGTTTCAACCAATATTGTCATCCT